CTTCCAGGATGGCTTTCACGTCGATGTTGTAGTGGCGCTCCAGGTACCGGACGATCGCGTGCTCGGTGACGTGGACCCCGCGGATGCGTCGACGCTCAGTGCTCATGGGAACAACTCCGGCTGTTCGGGCGCGCCGATCCGCTCGATGCGCTTGATGACGCGGTAGATATAGGAGTCGCTGAGCTTGTAGCGGCGCACGAGATCGACAATCGGCACCTTGGCAAGGTAGTCGGCGTAGAGCTTGCGATCGCGCGCGGGAATCAGGTTCTCGATGGTGCGGCGGACGTAGATCGTGGAGCCGGCGAACTCGCGCCAGGTGTCGATCAGGCAGGCTTCCGCGATGTCCTTGGCCTCTTCGTCGTCGATGCAGACACGGCGATCCAGCAGCGATCGCGTCAACAACGCGACCGCTTCATGGAGTACGCCGTGGGCATCAACGACGCGGTCGCTCATCGGTGCGACTTCTCCCGCTTCGGCTTGACTGGCTGGCGGTCGACCGCATCGACGGCGATACCCAGGCGCAGGCACCACTGGATCAAGTACTCCGCGACGCGGTGGCGCATGGGCGCCGGCAACATCTCGGGCGCGCCCTCGCCCACGTCGTCGGGCGTGGCTTGGCCCCAGTGGCGAATCCACGCGCGCAATGCGGCCGGCGATCGATCCTGAATCGCGCCGTTGCGCGCCAGCAGGCCCCACAGGGCGTAGATCAGGCGGACCTGTGGCGGCGCCCTGCGGACGCGTTCAGGGCTTGGCGCCTGGCGTGGTTTCCAGCCGCGGGAGATGAAGTGCTGCAGCACCTGGTTGCGCTCGTGCGCGTCGAGGTCGCTGGCGCTGCGCTTGCGCGTCAGCGTGAACAGCATTTCGCGGTACGTATCGTCGTCGAGCGCCAGCTGCTGCTTGGCGATGTGGATCTGCGCAAGATCGCGGGCGCGAAGGGTCTTGGCAGTCATAGTGGGTCGCTCATTCGTAGTCCGTAACGCACGCAACCGACTTTGATGGTGGCCTTGTATTCAACGTCGGCATCGGCAAGCCACGCGTCGAGTCTTTCTTCGCTGAACTCGTAGGCTTTGTTCAACAAGTCGCTCACCACACCCAGCACCACCGGATTGGCTTCGCCGTTCGCCACGATCTCGACGTTCGCATCCAGCGGAACGAGCGGATTCCTCAAGAGCGCAAGCAATTCGCGGTAGCGCAGCTGGCTCATCAGAGAACCTCTTCCAGCTCCGTCGCAAACGGCTCGACCACGAAGTCTTCCTTCTGGCCGACGGTGATGCCGGGGATCGTCTTGGCGGTCTCCACATCGCGCAGCAGTGCTTCCTTGTCGATCTCTTCCTTCGGTCGGACAAACCGCGCAGCCAACCCGAGCGACTTCATCATGCCGATGACTGCCTCGACGCCGCGGACGGTGATCGAGGGCGGGCGCATGCGCCACTTGATCTCGCCGGTCGCGAAGCGATGGAACTTGACGCGGCCATCGCCGGTGAGCCGGACGCGGTTGGCTTCGCAGAAGACGTGCACCCCCTTGGTGAGCAAGGAGATCTGATCGGCGTGGGGCTTGGCCTGGTGTTCGTAGGCAGCCTTGCGCTTTGCCAGGTCATCGTTCATCGCGGTTTCGATGATGGTGCGTTCGCGCTGGTGCTCGCCGATCCGCGCGATGAAGTGCGCGCACTCGTCGTGGGATTGCGGCACCGGGAACTGGGCGGCTTCGGCTTTGAGCTTCTTGGACTTTGCGGACATGGGTTTCTCAGTCAGATTGGGGTTCGAGTGGAATGCGGAGCTGGCCGGCGAGATCCGGCAGGGCGACCTTGCGCATTGCGGCGACCTGGCGCAGTCCGGTCATGCCGCGGTCAAACAGGAACCGGCAGGTGATCAGCAGTTCCTTGTCGTTGGCTGCCATGAAGTAGCCGGATTCCGGCGTTGCGCACACGTGGTGGCCGCGCATGCGCAAGTCGGTGACCAGGTGGCGCAGCTCGCGCTCGGAGATCAGGTCCATGCCGGCTACGCGGTTGATGGCGACGGTCAGGTCCTTGGCACTCAGGCCTTGCGGCGCGCCGATGTGCGACGACAGAACGGCGAGCAAAAGGTGGTGCTGGCGCTTCAGCAATGGCAGTGGGTGGCTCACCGTCCGTACTCCTTATTCAATGCTGCGATGCGGTCTTTCAGCTCGGTCTCGTTGATCAGGCCGAGGCGACGATCCGACTGCGCCTGGCTGAATCGCTCTTGGTACTGGGCGCGAAGGTCTGCGGCCTTGGTGCGATCGCCGGTGCGCAAGGCGGTTTCGACTTCCCGCTCATGCTTGGCGGCGCCGCGCTGGGCGTGGGCGGCGACGATCTCCAACAGGTAGCCGTTGGTCTTCAACGGCAGCTCCAGCTTTCCGGAGTCGCGCTGCTCGACCATCGTGCGCAGGGCCATCACCCACAGATCGCGCGGCGCCGGGATTTCAGCGCCACGGCGAAGCACCACCTGGCCGTCGATCTGCGGCGCGATTTCCGCCAGCAGGCGCTCGGCGCGGTCCATCGACAGCGCTTTCTTGGCCGGCTTGAACATCCCCAGGTATTGGCCCAGCAAGCGGCCGAGATCGCCGGAGATGTCCATCGCGTGCTTGAGAGAGCCGCGCGCGCCCGCCAGCTCGAGCGCGGACGCCAACTCGAACTGGCCCTGGCAATGTGGGCAGGTGAGCTTCATCGCGTCAGTCCACGAACCTCAGAACTTCGTCGAGCCGAGCGAATAGCCGGCGTAACTCCAGGCTCATCAGCACGAATGTGGCGTCGAGGACCTGGTCGGGATCGGCGCCTTCCTGGGCGTCGAGCTTGTCGGCGACGATGTCCAGGAAACTGACCTTGCGCAGCTTCAGCCTGGCGTCCAGCACAAAGTCGATTCGCCCTTCGAAGATCAAACCCAGCTGGGTGACCTGATTGCCGCAGCGCGCGTGCTCGCGGATCGACTCGGCGGTGAGGTCATGGTGGCGTCCACGGAGAACCGAGCTGTTGTCGCTCGGGTCCTTGAGCTCGATTTCATCGCCTAGTTCGAAGCCGCGTGGCAGTTCCCCGGAGATCAGCCACGCACTCATCAGAAGCGTCAGCGATGCCTCGGTAGCGAGCGGCCGTGCCGGGAAGCTCCCGAGCGCTTCGCGAACTGCGCTGGCGACCAACTCGGTGCTGCGATCGCTGCTGCTGTCGACCACCAGAAGACGTGACGGCCCGTCCCAATAGGCGCCGACGCGCGCGCGCTTGATGAAGGCGCGCGGCAGCAGTTCGCCCAGCGCCGCTTCGCGAAACTCATTGCGCATGCGCTTGCCAGGGATGCGGCCGGTCTCGGCCTCGTGCTGGGCGATCCGTGCCGAAACCTCATGGCGAAGCACCGACGACGGCAGGAGTTTGGATTCCTGCCCGAGGCAGAACAACAGCGCATCGCCGCTGCCGTGTGACAGCGCGGCGTCGTCGCGGCTGAACGGCGTCAGGAACCCGCGCGTTTCCAGCTCCAGCGGACCGGGGCTGCGCAGGGGGTGCTCCGCCAGCGCCTGTTCGAAGTGATCGGCGGCCAGCGAGAAATCCCTGGGCAGGCGTAGCAGTGACAAATTCTTGAACCACATGGGTGTCTCCTCAAGGAAAGGTGGTGTTCACATTGCTGCTGATGCCGGCGTCTCCAGCGTCGCCCGATCAATCGCCCCGATGGTCCAGAGCGCGTTGGTGTATGCCGAGTCGGTGGCCTCGTTGGTGTCCATTCCCCTGGCCCATTGCGACCGGCTCTTGAAGCGTGTCGGCCGTGGCGTTACGCCAGCGGCAACGACCTTCGCGGCCTCTTCGCGGAGGGTCTTGATCACCCACTTCGCAGCGTCCTCAGCCGTGACGCCACCGCGGCGCAGGCAGCCGCGGAACATCTTGACGATGCGGTCGTTCAGGGCCGGGCGCAGTTCGGCCAGCCGGACCAGCACTGGCGGCAACGGAACATCGGTCATGACGGCACCTTTGCTACTCGCTGGAAGCGCTCGATCCAGCGCAGTTCGACGCGATTGGCGCGGTGGCGTACGACGCGGATTTCCTCAACGCTGCGGCCGATGGTCGTTCGCGAGAACAGGTCCGCCGTTTCAGCGAGTTGCGTGCCATCTGCTGGCGGCGCAATCCAGACCACCGCGGTGTTGGCGTCGATCTCGATCGACGACACGTCGAACCGACCAAGCTTCGCAAAGGCGCCGAGTGCGGCTTCTACATGGAACAGGCGCTGGGCTGAGGCTGATGGCGTCACGTCAGACCTCCCGTACCAGGTCAGCCGTGACCGTGGCAAAGCCCAGCTCCACCGCGGAGTTCATAGCGCGCACGACCACGTTGTGGACGTTGAGCGGGAAGCTGTGGTCCTCGGGCGTGCGGCTGCCCTGGCGGGTGAGCAGCAGGCGCTGGCGGATGGCGTCGAGTGCGGCCGGATCGAAAACCGTCTCGATCGAGCGGCCCTTGTCCATGACGCGCTTGAGCTTGTGCTCGACGTAGGCGCGCACGTCGTCGCCCAGCGGGCGCAGGGTGGCGATCTCGCAGCGGCGGATGACCTCGCGCGCCTGCGGGTTGCGACGCTCGTCGAGCACGTGGCCCAGCTCGGTCTGGCCGATCAGGATGATGCCGATCAGCTTCTTGAAGCCGTCCTCGATCTCCCAGAAGCGCTTCAAATACTTCAACGTCGACACGTTGAGATCGTGTGCTTCCTCGATCAGCAGCACGTGGCCATTGCCGGCCTGTGCGCTCTCGGACAGCGCCCGCTGAACTTGGCGCGCGACGGCTTCAAGGCTGGCTTTCGGGCGCTCCACGCTGATGTCGGCCAGGATGGCCTGGCAGATGTGGTGCGCGCTGAGCTGGCGCTTGTCCGTGGTCTGCGGCTGCACCACCGCGATGCGTTCCTCACTGCGGCGCAGGCGTTCGACCAGGTCGCGGCGGAGCACGCTCTTGCCGGCTCCGGATTCGCCGACAACGGCCAGGAATCCGCCGTGCTTGGCGGCGTAGTACATGGCCTCGCGCACGTAGCGTGCATCGCGCGAGAGGTACACATCCTGGGTGCCCTGGACGTCGTCCAGGAAGGGGTGGCGGAACAGGCCAAAGTGGCGACGAGCAGCTTCTGATAGCATTTCAGGCTCCGGAATGTGGTTGTCATAGATCGCGGCGCCGCCCTGCTCGGGAATGGACGCAACGGTTTCGTTTCGGGGACGGGAGCCCGAGGTGGCAGCCTCGGGTTCCCACAGTCCGGCAGTGCTGATGCCCTTCGCCGAGATGGCGGATTCGATCAACAACTTCAGGCGGTCCGGATCGAATCCGGCAGGCCAGATGCCGTTGCGCGCCAGGTAGTACAGGCTGGTGCGGCTGATGGGATTGCCCAGGCGCTGGTGGCGCACGCCGGCGCACACGCGACAGAGCTGCAGCGCGGAAAGGCGCGCATCACGCATCGCTTGCTTGAGGCCGATCGGAGATTGGCCGAGTTGGTCGGGGCGGCGGCTCATTGCAGCACCTTCCGCGCCACTTTGCGTGGCGGGTAGGCTTCGTCGAGTTCCGCCACGATCGCGTCTGACTGGTCGACGACGCGTTCCAGCTCTACAGAAACGTACTGGTCAAGGTCCTCCCAGTCGCATGAGAGCGCTTGGAGCTTGCGCTTGATCGTGGCCAGTGAGCGCTTCGTGCGGTTGATCAGGGCTCGGTCGCTCACGACACACGCTCCGCGATGGAGGCCGCATTGCAGTCCACTTCGACGCCGATCTCTTCGGCCATGATGTGTAGATAGGCGTGCAGCGCAGCAATCCGCTGCTTCGCGAGCACCGCATTCAGCTTGCCGGCGCCGGAGCGCTCGCCTACGTATTCGTCGATCGCGTCCATCGCCGCAACGGCTACGGGCAGATCGAGGTCATCGGGGTTGAACCGCTTGGGAGCGAGTTTTGCATTGTGGTCGGGCATGGTCGGTTACCTGACGATTGCGAGTCGCGGACGTTCCTCCTGGATGGGCTGCGACAAGCGGTTGACGATGTCCTGGAGATCCATCTCCGGGACGCCTTGCGGGTACCACTGGCTGATCTGCTCGCGTTCGGCGGGCGTGATCGCGCGGCCGAGCCACTCCCGCAGGTTGCGCAGTGCCTCGACCAGTGAAAGGGGCTTGACCTCGATCTGCACCGGGTTTGGCACGTGCAGCTCGGTACCGCGGCGGACGATGTGCGAGGGCGCCTGGGCGGCTGCTTCGCGTACGTCCTTGAAGGGGTCGATGGCGCCGCCGAATGCCGGCGCGCCCTTGGCGCGCAGCTTCTCGGCTTCGGCTACGTCGCGCGTGCCGTACGCTGCTTCGGCCTGCGCCTTGCGTGCGTCGTCAGCGACGGTATCGGCCTTGCGCTTGTAGGCTTCGCCGAACACCGGTGCCGTGATGTCGAAGCCGCCCGCGTTGGTCTGTACGGGCTCGCACTCGATGTAGCGGGTGCGGCCTTCGGCGTCCTGCTGCACCACACAGATCGCGGGTGCGCGGTATGCGTGAACCACCACCTGGACCTTGTCGCCCACGCGGATGTTGGGCACGTGCTCGACGGAGTACTCCGCGCTGCCGTGACCTTTGACGGCGAACTGAACCTTCAGATCGCCGCGCACCAGGCGCTCTTCCGGGCGGCTGGTCAGCAGGTTGCGGCAAACCGCTTCTTCAGGGCGCGTGCGCAGTTGCGTCTGCAGGATGGTCTGCCACAGGCCGTAGCGCGTGTGTTGGTGGCGGGTGTGCTCCTGCGTGGCGTTGAGCCAGACCAACCAGTCGGCCAGATCCGCGTTGAGTTCCTCGACGGAGGGCACCTTCTTGAATCGCAGGCGCCCTTCGAACCGAACCTCCACCAGGTTGTTGCCCTGCTCGACGCTGCCCTTGGCGCGCGAGTTGCCGGGCACGTGTGCCCAATGTCGCACCAGCAGCGCCGTCAGCAGCTGCTGGATACCGTGGCTTGTGTTGGCGCTGCCGGCATCCCACACCAGGCAGTGCGGCACGCCACGCATGATGTGACGGGTGTCCGACGGCGCCATCGCATCCATGAGGAAGCGGAACAGCGTCTCCTGGCTCTCGCCGGAGGCTTCGTAGTAGCGCGCGTAGAGCGCGCCGGTGTAGTGGTCGACGGCCACGTAGCGCCACACGCGCAGCGGCGTGAAGCGCGCCACCTCGGCCGGCTTGTTCTTGTAGTACTTCTTCTCGTCGAGCACGCGCACGCCATCGCGCTGGGAGTAGTACACGACGCACAGCGACGGGTCGACTTGCCAGACGTGGTTGGGGTGCAGGCTCTGCATCTGCACGTGCGGTGCGGGTTGGCTGACCTGGCTTCGGTGCAAGCCATGCAGCTGGAACAAGCGCGAGGCGGTCGCCGCGGAGATGTCGACCGATAGCTCGCCGTTGGCGCGCGCCATCGAGATCACGTCGTCGAGCGTGCCGACCCACTTGCCGTTCATGCGTCGCTCGGACGCCCACATGGCCGAGAGTCGCACCAGTTCGTTGTAGGCGACGCGGCTGTCGCCTTTGTCGGTGCGCTGCTTGCGGCCGCTGGTCCAGCCGATATCGCGAAGTCGCCGATAGAGCGTGGGAGCTGAGCAGCCAAGCCACTGTGTGGCCTCGGAGACAATGTCGTCCTTACCGCCGTGACCTGCGTTACGCAGGCGATCGGCGATCCGACGCAACATGTCCAGCTCTGCCAGCTCCCCGGCGTGCATGGTTACGGTCCGATCAGGTTATTGAGTGCGTGCAGCTGCTCAAAGATCGGCTGCGAAAGCCCGCCGATCAGCGCCTCGACATCGGCCGGGATGGACTCGCCGGACTCGTCGAACACCGCCCTGGCGCTGCGGATCGCTGTTTCGATTCGAGTGGCCACGCCGACCATCTCGACGCTGGCCAGCGCCGCGTCCTGCAGGATCGCTTCGGCGCGCTCACGCGCTGGCGTCTTGCCCCAGTAGCGGAGCTTTTTGTCCAGGTCATTGATCTTTTGATCCTTGGCCGCGACGATCTCGCCGTGGGTCTCGGATTCCTTGGAGCGCTCTTCCCGGATCTCGCGCAGCTTCAGCCGCAGTTCGCGAATCGACATTCGGTCGATGTCGTCGAGCTTCAGGCCTTCCAGCGAACCACCGGCGACCGCGTCCAGGTCATCGTCGTCCAGCACCGTCAGCTCCATCACCTTGCTGCTGCTGAGCTGGGCTGCGAGCAGCTTGCGGCTCTCGGACCCTTCGAGCTTGCGGGCGGTCTGCATGCAGCGCTGCGCGAAGCGCGGAGACACGCCGAGCTGGTCCAGCGCCGTCAGCCACTCGCCATCGGCCTCGTGTGCCTTGAGCAAGAGGAAGACGCGGCCGAGCATCAGGATGCGGATGCCGCTTTCTACGATCAGCGTCTGGGCGGAGCGCAGCAGCGCGTCGCGGTCATACGGTCCGGTCAGTCCGTAGCGGTTGTCCAGATCGGCCAGCGCCAAGCGCTGCGCTTCGACCTTGGCGGCGTCGTCGAGGATCTCGGACGGGGATGTGGTGGGAAGGCTCGGGCCGATCGGTTCAACGGCCGGTGTTTCCTGGCGTGGCATGGGGTCGGTGTCCTCAGTGCGGGTTGCGGGAGTAACGCTGTTCGATCTCGTCCACCTGCTGGCGCAGGCGTGCGAGGCCGGTCTGGTGCGAGATGGCGATCTGGACCAGCTTCGGGCCAAGCCGCCAGTTGCCGTTGGCCAGGCGTTCGACGAGGCCGGCTTCGCGGAGGTTGCGCAGATCGTTGTGGACCTTGCTGCCTGCCCACTTGCCGGCCTTGCAGATAGCGCCCTGGGGGATGCCCTCGGCTTCGCGGCCGGCGAGCAGCGTCAGGATCTGGGCGACGCGCTGTTGGGCGTCGTTGGTGCGGTAGGTGTCGGTTTGGTCATTCATGGTGGTCGAAGGGCAATTCGGGGTTGGTGTAGCGCTCGACTTCGGCGCGCTCGGTGGCGAGCTGCTCCAGCGCGACGGTCAGGGCGGCGTGGGTCTCATCTGCAGCAGTGCGGCCGGCATAGAACGCCAGCAGCGCTCCGACCGCCGACGTGCAGGCTTCCTGGACTGCCTGGATGTCCTGCGCTGCCGCATGCCGGCCGGTGGGTAGGTCGATCAGCAACATGTGTGCGCTGGCGGCGATGTACCGGGTGACGTAGGTGGCGCCGCAGGCGTGCTCAAACGAGCGGATGTGGCGCGCCGGCATGCCGCCCTCTTCCATCCACTTGTAGATCACCCAGTGCGACGCGAGGCCCATGCGGTCAGCGATGCGCTCAACACCAAGGTTTTGCACTTCGCGGGCGTAATCGAGGCATAGCTCCATCGCCTTCGGCAGCGACGACGCGCGCAGGGCTTTCCAATTACGGCGCGGCTTTGGACGAGGCTTGGTTGCCGCCTTTCCAATCGCCGACGGTTTCTGCCCTTGCGAAATGGTTTCGCTAGCGCGGAAACTTGCGGCACCCCGACCCGTGGCAGATCGCGTCATGACAAAGCCAACCGACGAACCGAATGCATCAGTTGTGCCTTCGCCTCGCGTGCGGCGCCGCGGAGGCCGAGCGCCCGTGCTAACTGACGAGCAAGCGTCAACGTTATCAATGGTGGACCTAGAGGTGCAGTCACTTCGGCGCGTGCTGACGTTCGTGATTGAGCCGCTGTTGCGTTCCGCGCCGATTGACGTGCAGCAGCAGATGCTCCGCACACTCGGGGCGCTCGCCGGGCAGGCGAAGACCGGGCCGGAGAACGCGAAGCGCTACCAGTTTGAGGCGGTGCTCCACGAGTACTGGTCACGGGTCGCGCCATGACTCAGCGCACCCCATGCCGGCGGCGTGCCGTGCTGGCGAGGCCTTGCACCGCCAGCGCACCGGCCGCGCCGATCAGGCCGCAGCCAAGCAGCGCGCCAAGCAGCAGGATGTATGACCAAAGCGCGCGAAGGCCGGCGAAGACGGCAACGTCGATCGGCTGCGCCTCGACGGTGAGCAGCATGATGGTGACCGCGGCCAGCGCCAGTCCGATGGTGACAGCGACGACGGCCAGCGCGTGGAGCGTGATGGATCGGATGGGGATGCGTTGCATGGGGTTAGCTCCGGTCGGTGGAGGGTGGTTGGAGTCTTTCGACCAACTTCACGAGGTTGTTGGTCACTGCGTGTTCCTGAAGCTTTGGCGCGTATGTCACGAGAAACGCCATATCTTTCAGCAACATATTGAGGTCTTCGCGCTGCGCTTCGAGTT